TATCTTTAAGATCTCCTTCTGGGACTATTCTATTAGGATCTGGGAGTGCTACTCCTGTTTTCGTACCAAAAGCATACCCAATTCTTCCGCCCTGAGCGGCCATCTGTATACCTTGTGGACCTTGACTCATTAATTTTTCAACATCCATCCCTTGCGCTGTAAGAGTTTTTATTAATCCTTGTAATTCCATTTTTTCTTCATCTGATAAAGGTATATTTTCTCTAATCTTTTCAAGAAGTTCTAAAACACGGTTGTATTCTCCACCGGCCATCCGTTGATCACCTTCATAAGTAATATCCTGTGCACCAGCATCTAAACTTTTTATACCTAAAGGTTTTATTGGCTTAGGTGCCCATGGGTTAACAGGTTTAGTTGGATCGTCTGGTAATGGAGCTCCATTTCCACCTAATGCAAGACTAACTCTACCACCTTTATTATAGTCTTTATACTCAGGTGTGTTCAGTTCTACAAACTGTTGAATCTCTTCAGCAGTATACGGATTAGCTTCTGGATCTCTTCTAAAATCTATTGGTCCATACTGGTTTAAATAGCTACTTACATCTTGTCCACGTCTTCTCATATAATCTTTGTATTGTTTAAGAGCTGGATCCTCAGGTATATCATCAGGGAAATATTTTTCTTTTATCCAAGTACCTAACATTGCCATTGGTATTGTTTTCTTAGGGTCTGAAAAAATATCCCAGATTCCCCCTTTTTTATCTTTATCTCCTGATACTAATTCTTTGATTTTTTTTTCTGCCTTTTCTAGGTAATCACCGTCTTGTACTTTTTCTAAAACAGTGTCTTTTAAATTTGTTCCTCCTGTTTTTAGTGCTTCATAAGCATCTATACCAAAATCTTTTATACCACCTAATCCTTCATAGCTTCCTTCTATTCCTGGGATTTTAGATGTTAAAGGACTAGCCATTTTCCCAAACGCATAAGTACCTAAACCTTGTTTAAGTGCATCGCTCATACTTCCACGTTGGTCAAACCTACCAAGACCTCTCATTAAAGCAGCGGTCCCTTGTTGACCAGGTATCATAGCCACGAACGGCGCAGCTTTAACTGCTACGTCCGCTAGTTCATTAGGTATAAGATTACGAATTGCTTTTTTAGCAGCCGATCCGCTTTTTAATTCATTAGGAATTAAATCATCTTTTATTTTGCTTAATAGTCCCATTAATTTTTTAACACTTCCTTCCCATTTTCAACTTGTTCTTGAGGTTCCTCTTTAACTTCTTTTTCTTTATTTTTTAAATGTTCCTTCATTTTAATATATTGTCTTAAAGCATAATGATGAATAAAATTACCATCTATTTTGCCGGCATCAAAATCTAAATGACACCATAAATCTTCTCCCGCTTTTTTTATTGTTTGAAAGAATTGATAAAAAGACCCTTTAAAATAATCTGGGTCCCCTACTTTTGGATTAGTAAAATAAAAAGGTTGCTCAGTGTCGACAGTTTTACCATCTTCTGTTTTAGTTGATAAAAATATTTTATCAAAAACAGAATTATTCTCTTCTAAAACTTTTCTATTAACTTTAAAAAAACCTGGAGATAGAGAATTAACTTTAATTAAATTCGGCTCACCTTCCATAGTTTCATAAGCATCTATATCAAACTCTATAGAGAGTTCTGGAACTTGCTGAAAAACAGGGGTTTTATATGAACCACTCATTACTCTTTTGTCTTCATATTTAATTATCATATCTTTAAGATTGGTAGGATTAAATACAATATCTGAGTCAAGAAAGACAAAATCTGTAATCTCCTCCTCTTCTAAAAACTTATTAATAGCATTATTTAAATTAAATTGAAGATAATTACCTTTTTCCAAAAAAATATGGCCTACTTCCACTTCTTCTTTGTTAAGTAGCTTAGTGCACTGTAGTAAAGAAGTGACGCATTTTCCCTCTAGTTTTAGTTGGTCTTGACAAATTGTGATGATGACTATTTTTCTCATTTTTCTCCTAGTTTATATTGATAGCATTATAATTAAATGTTCTCAATGGTTTATTTGAAGAAAGAATGTATGGTGGTTTCAGCATGTTCATTCTTTCATATTTAATATAATAAGCCCTATTAAATAAGGGCTTACCATAAAATTCTATACTAAAATTAATTTTTAGATTTTAATTTTTCGATCTCTTCTTGTTGCTCTTTCAGAGCTTGAACAAGAATTGGTAATAATTTACCATAAGCTGCTTCTAAAGCCTTTGGATTAGACTTATAAACAATATCTAAGTGATCTTCGATACCATGTTTGCTTTGAGCTTCGTCTAAATCTTGAGCTAAGAATCCCATATCATGTTTTCTACCACTTATTCCGTCTCTTCTATTCCAATCAAATTTAACTGGTTTAAGATCTTTAATAAATGCACTAGCATTTGATAAAGGTTCAATATTCTCTTTATCTCTAGCATCAGATAGAGCAGTAATAGATGTAACTTGACATCTTAAAGTTGCAATACTTGCGTTACCTAACGTAATTTCATTAGTAGCAGTAGTACTTGAAGCTGCTGCTTGATAACCTATTACAACTGTATTAGCAAGAACTGGTCTACTTAAACCAGTGTTTACGTCATAACCTATGTGAACGTTTTCTTTAGTATCAGTATCATTGCCTGTTGTTCCATAAGTTGCACCACCTTTTCCTATAAGAACGTTCTTGTTCAGACGAGCTACTGTAGTTGCAGAATTCCCACCACTTGATTGAAAAGATCTTCCAAATATATAATTGTCGTCACCAAATTCTATTTTGTTTAGATGACCAATAACATAATCGTGTTGACAATTTTTTAAATTATGCCCATCCTCGTATCTAGTAATTACGCAGTTATTTGTACCAATCATCATTACATTTTGTCTCTCCAGTGTTTGTCCTTTTTTATCACTGGCGTAGTCATAATTTGTTAGTGACGTTCCTGTTCCACTGTTGCCTGTACCTATCATGACAGCATCTTGCCATTTTATTAAAGGACTTTGTGCGGCAGTAGGATCAGTACCTGCCCAGTTAAATGTTTGACTTCCATTACCGTGCCCTACCAGGGTACATCTCTCTGTGTCATCAAGAAACTGTATATTTTTGTTCGCTTCGCTAAGAACTTGATCGCCGTTACCCCCCAGGTTTTCTGTACCTATCCAAGTATTGTCGCTGAAAGAAGGTCCATACCCAGAATTAGCTCTAACTTTGTACAGAGAATTAGCATTACCAAATACTGTGTTATCTCTCATCCCTCTAATCATAGAGTAACCAGCGCCTGTATCAATATAATCTAAATTATCGTCTATCATACTTCCATTGTTACTGGTTCCAACAATTGTGTTGCCGCCAATATACATTGTATAACTACCATTCGCCAGTCCTGTTTTCATTGTACCAGCTCCCTCAAAGTTATAAGCACCTATAAAGACTTGTCCTCTAGCAGTTCCGCCTCCATTAAAACTCGGTATAGGATCATTTCCTGTGCTACCAGGAGTATTCACTCCTTCAGTGTAACCAGCTCCAAACATATCATGACCAATTACAATAGAGTCAGCTAGTCCTCGCATATTATCTAACATACATGATTCATAACGAGCAAATTTATAGTTTAAACCTGAGTTATAAGTATTATTCGGTTGGGAAGGTTTCATGTTAGGTGTTACAAGAGTAATGTTCCCTTGGAAATTAGTATTTGACATGTTGGTCTCGCCATCCAAATTGGGCGCTGTATATGGCACCTGAGCTGGTGTCAATTGGTATACTGTAGATTGATTTACTCCTAATTGAAAATTAGGTGCCCCTCTTTGTGGAAATACTAGTTTTTGAATAGTACCTGCACCAGGATCATTGATTGGAGTAGTATTAGCACTCCAGTTGATATTTGAACTAGAAATTTTTCCGTATGTTGTCATAAAATTTTTCTCCTTAAAAGTTGTTTTTTATTTAGTTTTTACCCTCTTGTCAATGCCTTAATTAAGCATTTTTTAGTTGATCTATTTCTTTTTTTAAATCTTTAATAGCTTGAACTAAAATTGGTATAAGTTTTCCTTGTGAAGCCTCTAATTTATCAGGGTTGTTTTTTAAAACTAACTGTAAATGATCTTCAATTCCATGTTTTTGTTGAACTTCATCTAAATCTTGTGCAATAAATCCAACTTCTTTAATATCTTTCTTAGCACCATCTCTAGTGTCCCATTCAAAAGTAACCGGTTTTAAATCATCAATAAAGTCTAAACCTACTTTTAAATCTTCTATATTTTTCTTGTCTCTAGCGTCTGATAGAGCTGTAATAGATGTAACTTGACATCTTAAAGTTGCAACAGAACTATCACCTAACGTAATTTCATTAGTAGCACTAGTAGTACTAGGTTCTGCATTATAACCAAGACAAGTTATGTTAGTACAACCTGCCGAAGCTGAACTACCTGCGCTTTGACCAACAGCAGTATTATTGGTATGAGAAGCACCATTCCCTAGAGCGCCTGAGCCAACAGCTACATTGTTACTACCTGTATTTACATATAAAGCTGAACTTCCAATAGCAACGTTTTGGTCTCCCGAAACATTGAACGTTAGAGTTCCCTGCCCTAGAGCTGTATTATTTGCACCACTTGTAACTATTTTTAGAGAATCACTTCCTACGGCTGTATTGTTTTGAACATCCATTGCAGCGCTCATAGCATTATGACCAATTGCGACAGCGTATCTACCATTTACAGTAACATTTGATAATGCTCCTTCTCCTAATGCGACGTTCTCAGTTCCTATTGGATAATCACCATTCAGTTTAATTTGATTAGCCCCGATTGTAAAATCGGCTGAACCCGCAAATGCTCCCGCATTATTATATTGAATTTGTGTAGTAGCTCCTCCTGGACTTGCTGAAACGGTGGCGAAAGTAACAGCTCCAGCGCCATCGGTTTGTAAAACTTGATTAGGTGTTCCATCTGAAGTTGGGAGCGTGTATGCTCCGTTTACGTTTACAGTTCCTGTTGATTGAACACCAGTCGCTGTTGTTTCCAGTTTAGGGTTGTTGTCGTAATATAGGGTAGTTGCAGCACCACTTACCATATTAATATAATTTTTACTACCATCCTTATTACGCAGTCTTAAATTATCAGCCTGAATAAAAGTGTAAACTCCTGAATCACCTACTATAAAGTTTGTTGATCCTCCAGGAGCAGATGGGTCATGATAAATCTGTAAATCATTACCTGTTCCTACTTGTATTTTATCATTATCAGCCATATCAATGTTATGTCCATTAGATGCTAAATCACCACCTAATTCTGGAGTTGTATCATCGACAAGAGCAAATGAACCACTAGTTTTAGTAGTCCAAGTTAAAGCACCATTACCATCTGTTGTAAGAACTTGATTACTTAGTCCTGCACCATCTGGAAATGTTAAAGTTGTGTTTGCTGTAACTGTATCAGGAGCAGCCAGTGATATATATTTTTGTGTATTAATATTTTTTCCGTCGGTTAAACGAAGTTGACCTTTTTTGTCGTTTAATCCTACTACGACTGGTCCTGTAAATGTAGTTGTTTTTACTATTGCCATAATTAATTCCTTTAAATGTATGTTATAATATTTACCTTGTTTGTCTTTTTAAATCAACATTAAACTGAGCCCGTAGGCGTAGTTTCTTGATCTTCTCTATTAGTCTGTAGAGCAGTTAAAGTCCCCTCTACTTTACCCCCAGTATTGGCAGTAAATCTTAAAGTATCTCCCCCTTCTAAAATTAAAGGTCCAGTTAGGAAATTATTTTCTCCTTCAGGGCCTAATATAACCGAAAATAAAATGGCACTCGACGCCACATTTGGTCTTCCAGTAGTAGTAAGTTCTACCTCTACATTGATGGTATCACTAGGCGAAGGATTTCTGGTATAAAAAGTATTAATTATAGCATGAGAATCTACCGGGCAGCCATATATATTAGCTGGCGCAGTAAAACTAGTTCCTAAAGAACCAATACTAAAAAGCATATTTTTAAAAGTTGTTGCCATAATAATTACGTTGTACCTAATATAAACCATCCTATTTCATTAGATGCACTATAAGGATATTGAGCTACAAATGTAGCACTATAAAAATAAGAAGTAAAGTCTACATTTGAAGTTGAAGCGGGAAGATATGATCCCGCTGGATCTAAAATATTAGGTGTTGTATCTGGCTGAGCTCCTGCGTCAAGAAGTACAGAGAAACCAGAGGCTGGGGTAGCATCTATAATACTTACTATATTAAAATTTGTTACTTGTGTTCCTGTGGGAAGATTAATTGTTGCGTCGGAGTCTGTGGTATCAACTAATAAACTCATTGCATTGTCTTCGCCTGTTGGAAATTCATCATATATATCCCAACTAGTTTGACCTGTCTTGGTATCACAAAAAATAAAATTGTAGGGATTCTCTCCCCCTACTTTAGTTGGTAGTGTATAGGAAGGAGTTTGAGGCGCTGTTCCTAAAAAGTAAGCGAGTTTTTGAGCTTCTTCTATAGTACTTCCCTCTGGTTTATAAGAAGAATTTATTTGTCCAACAATTGAATTTATTGCTCTTACTATAGATCTTTGATTAGCTACATCGTACTGTTCCGTTGGATCTGGAACTCTAGTTTTTATTGCCATTATTTTCCTACCTTATATTCATTACATAGGATTTTATAGGATGAAAAGTATTTTTTACCGAAAATTTTATGACCAATCATTATCTTCTCCCATCAGGTTGTATGTCTATTCGTAAGGTTCCATATCTCCAGGTTTGACCTGCAGCATCATTTTGAATTTTAATACTTATAAATCTTCCTCGTGCACGAGTATCTACTTTATTTGTAGATGAAGTAATTGTAAAGGGACTAAGAGAAGAAGCAACTGAGGAATCAGAAGGATAATCTCTTAAATTTAAAGTTACTTTAGCATTACCAGTTAATGTTTTAAAATCAGGAATAAATCTTCTCATAGCTAAAAAAACCTCACCATTCCCTAATTCTGGACTCGTAATATCAAAAAGAAAAGATTCTACATTTGAAACAATTGGGGTTGTGGAAGCATCAGCATTTACTTGATCAGTTCCAATTTCATGTTGGAATACAGTTGTGTTACCATAACCATTAGGCGCCGCAGTTTCTCCCGATACAACAGGGAAAGAGCCATTAGTTGCCGAATTAAATGAAGTACCAAAAGGTTTATCATAAACATTAGCATCAGTCCAAGATGTTCTGGCTGTGCTTCCTGTGTACCAAACTCCACCTGGAACTTGACTCGATTCAGCGAAATTATATACTACATATCTATCATTATAATCAGCGGAAGCAGAGGGGTAGTCCCATCTAACTTCTGTATATAAATTATTTATTCCTGCAGTAATTTGTTGTCCTTGAGTTAAATCAACATCTTCATAAACATAGTCTTCAACCATACAATCTAAAGTTTTTACAGAGCCATCATATTTAAAAAAACCTTTTCCACTGAACCAATATGCAACACCATCTACTTCAGCTACTGCATTTTGTCCCACTAATCCACAATTAGTGCCGACTTGTTCAAAGCCGAAAATAAAAGGGGAACCTATATGTCTCATTATATATAAGGCATTATCTGTCCAAATTAAAATAGCTTCTTTAGATTTAATGGATCCTATTATTCTACTTCCATCTTGTAGTCTTTGTGAACCTGCTGAGTTACCCGCAGTTATAGTATAATTATTTAACTCTTCTTGTGATGAAAATCTTACAAACATATCATCTTGAGATAAAGCTGAGCCTAATGTTGTTTCAGTTCCTAAATGAATTAAATGTCTTGTTGTTGGTGAGACAATAGTTAAACGAGAAGCTGTCGGGTTAGATGTAGTTTCAAAACCGGCAGTCTCAATAGAGGCTCTTCTACCAAAAGCATTCGCTGCTGCAGGGTTCCACGTGAAAGTTTTTCCATTTAAAATTGTAGCTACTAAAACTTGACCAAAAGAACTTAAAGCCCATATGCCAGGTTCTGCAGTTACACCCGCGCTACTCGCGGCTAGTCCCCAGGCAACGCTTGGCGAGCTTCCACCAAATACTCCCGTACCCCAACCATAAATTAAAGATTGAATTTGAGGTCCAATTGTTTCTAAAGGATTGACGGTACAACTTCCACCACTCGCTGTTGATCCTGCATTTGATGCAGCTTTAATAGTAAAAGTGGTAATAGTTGGAGAAGTTTGAACTTCAAATAATTTTCCCTCAAAATCAGCATCACTATATCCCCCAGGAATCGAAGATACTGATGTTAGTTCAACTATATCCCCTGGATTAAGTAAATGATTTGAAGTAGTAGTAATTGTTATATCAGGAGTCCCTACTGCAGTAGTAAAAGTAGAACTAGTAAAAGTATCTATAGAAGCGGGATAACCGCTAGTTCTATAGGGAGTAATATCATAATAAGTTCCTTCATAATAAAGAAGTAAAAATTTATCCATACCTATAGCTAAATATTTTCCTCCAATATTATCTCTAAAAGAATATAATTTTCTAGATACTGCATTAAGAGTTGTAGATCCTAATGCTTCCCACCCACCTACTTTTTGAGCTAAACCATATCTAAATCTAACATTATCTCCACCAACCCATCGTGCGACAGCACCGATTTCCGTGTTTTGTTTATCGTATCCTGGTTTTATTTTAAAAACGTTGAGAGGCACGTTTACCTCCTATGACAATTTATTCGTATATACCCACCCAGCTGTGGCATCCGACGAATAAATTAAAGTGAAAGCTGCTCCCTGAACAGCTACTGGGCCAGTTGTTAAATCAGAGCCTGCACCATTAATATTAGAACCATTTCTTGCAACGGTTAAATTATGAGTATTAAAAGTTCTGTTTGCATCAATAAATGTAACTTCATCACCTGTACTAGGTGTGGCAGGTAGAGTAACAGTTACAACTCCTCCGGAAGTATTACAAAATACTACATCATTATTTACTGCTGTATAACTTGTTCCAGTGGCTACACTTATATGTCCTTTACTAATTAAACCTGACGAAACATTAGTACCATTCGAATATAATTGAATTGTTGCATTATTAGGAATGGAAATTCCTGTTCCACTCACAGTTTTAACTGTTAAACTATATGGGTTAGCTGCTCTACTTGTAGAATCTTTTACAATAAAAACTCTTTCTGACGAATCAGGCATTGTAACTACCCTATTACCCGTTAGTGTCCCTGTTAAATCAAAAAATAAATTTTTTCCATTAGAAGTAGCCCCTTGATCTAATGCTAAATTTACATCAGCTGCACCGACCGCTAAAGATAAAAATCCACTAGAGGATTGTTCTAAAATCTGTAAATTAGTATTAGTAATTGTACCCCATAACCCCGCTTTTTCACCGGTAGTTATTAGTTCTAATTTAATATCATTTGAGTATGTTGATGGCATATTTTCCTTATACTTTAATTATTATTAATCTTCAACCCTATTCCCCAGGAGAAGGAGAAGCAATAGCAGTTCTAATAGTACCACTTTGAAACTCATCTCTTCTTCTTCTACCCTGTTGTTCTATTCCGTATGTTGCCATAGCTCTACCATAAGATTGTTCATATAACTGTAATAAATCCGCCGGTCCTTTCAAATACCCATAGGTCTCTGTAAGACATGCATACAGAATTAAATCAGGGTAATTAGTAGCTACATAAGTAGTCGTACCATCACTCGCTGTAATTGTAGTTGGTTGTTTCACGTAAGCCACATGACACACATAAGCTGCATCAGGAGTAGGAGCTAAAAATAAAGTAGTAGCATTTCGTCTCCCAAAATATTTAGGAATATTATTAGGAGCCGCGGCAGCTGTCCCTGGTGTAGGATAAAGTTCTTGTAAGAAAGAAGTTTCTCTATATTCTAAAGGTTTTCTTTGGGCAGGTGTTTCATTTGTATCATTAATATAAATATATCTTATAAATCTTGTATCAGCTGGAACGGTAACTTCTCTATCATTTGGAGTTAAAGTTATAGTATCATAAAAACGCGCAGCGTCTGTATCTGTTTCCCTAAATATTCTTGCTTCTGCATTTTTAGCTATAGTCACAAGAATAGCGTCAGTTAAAACTGTATTATCTACTTCTGTGTAGCTTCTAATGTCTGCTTTTAATTCACCCCAATTCATAATTATGCTTTAAATACTACAGGTCCCGATGCACACTGTAAACCGCCTCCTTCTGCCACTGTACTCGCTGTCACCGTATTAGTAAAGTTAAAACTATTATAAACTGTAATAGTAGATGGTTCCCCTGGATTAGGAACTGTAGAGGAATTCATCGTTATTTCAAAAGATCCAAAGACATTCGATCCATCAGCATGAGAACCAGCAGTAGTATTACCTGGAGTAACTCCTCTAAAAGGAGCTGCGGTACCTCTTACGCACCCTGTTAAATTATTTCCAACTTTCCCCGTATATTTAATAGTTTCATTTTGATAAAGTAAAGTTGTAGGATTTATTTTTTCAATATAAAAATATCCCGCAGTAGGGAAATAAGTTGCATCGGTTAAAGTTATAGTCGCTGCAGAATCTGAAATTGCACCATTTAATGTAGTAGCTAATTGTATTGCCGCTATAGGAAGATTAGCAACGCCCGTTTTAATTTCTGTAAAGACTACAAAGTCTCCAGTTTTATAACCACTGTTTGGAAAAGAACATCTGACAACAGCCGAAGCTGCAGTAGTACTAAATGGATCTTGGGGTAAAATATCCCAAGTCGGTGGTTCTGTTCTTCCCGGTCTCGCATCTTGTAAACCCTGTGGGTCTCCACTGATTGGTGTAGGGTCTAATTGAGGTTGTTTTGGTTCGTACTCAGAAATATGTACAAAAGCTCCATTCCATTCTTTTACCATTTCCTTGTAAGGAAACTGCACTCCTGATCTGTCTGAAATTGCAATTGCGTGTCTACCTTTTGCTGAATTTGTCATACATTAAATCTCCGGATAATATGTTCTCGGTGTTACAAATAAACTTGAAGAAGAACCATCTTGTTGTAATGCTCTTTGTATCTCATCTTCATATAACATTTTTAAATCCTGTGTTCTTTCAGGTTTAAATTTAAGTGCTAAATAATAAGCCAGTCCTGCTGTCATACAAGGTACAAATCTATAAGGTAAATCTACATCGTTTGAGTATTTACCAACATCTTGAATTCTTTTTGCATAATAATAATTTATACTATTACCAGCTTCTGTTGCACTAGGAGTTAAAAATAAAGTAATAGTAACTCTGTCAATAAATCTTTGCACAAAATACTGAGTGGGTGCACCTTGCGCTGATTTGTTAGCAAAGGCTTGATAAACAGATCTATTTACTTTTGTTAATGGATAATCAATACTTTGAGCATTTCTATATGAAGCTTCTAGGATATCATCTACTCCATAGATAGCAGTGGCATCTGAAGTGCCATCACCTGTTGATCTGTACATCGTATAAACTGATTGGCCTTGAACTAAAGTTAAATCATTATTTGCAATTTCCCAATAGTGAAGACCTCTATTAGCCCACTCTTGAAACATAATATTTAATGATCTTCTGGCAGAACTTAATTGTTGACCAGTTACACCAACCATTCCTATTCTTTCATAAGATTCATGAACTATTTCATCAATAGAAAAACCTTTTTCAAAAATTGTAGTTCCTGAAGTAGTATTAGCCATCCAGCTTTACCCATCGTAGAATACTGAAATACTCGTAGCTAAATCTGTGGTACCTAAATCTATAAAGGAACCAGCATCAAACAATACTCCATTGTCTGGAATATATGGATCTACTGGAGTTTGATCAGTATGTACTCCCATTTCTAGTAATTTAGTTCCTGTTGTGGAAGTGTTATGAAAATTAATAAGACCCGCTGTTCCTGAAGGTACAATATGCATTCCTCGTACTCTCGTTCTTCCTCCAAAAACTACACCAGTTCCAGTTGTAGTTGCAGTAGTTCCCGCTTCTATATCTGTTGATGTACCGTTTTGAGAAATTTCTCTTACTTTAGTAAAAACTTTAGTACTTGTCACAGTTGAACTTCCAGCTGGTCCAACTAGAGTTTCAGAAATAATATCATTATCCACTCCTAGACCCTCTATAGTTAAATTAATTCCATTGTTAGTCACTGCTGTTGTCGAAGTAAGAGTAATAGTTGTTCCTAAATTTCCGGGAACATCAACTCCCCTATAGGCATGTGCTGACGCTCCAGTAGAGCCATCAGTTAAAGTTAAATTTCCCGCGCCTGTTAAGGATTGATTTAACATAATAGAATTAGTGTCCGCTAACGCGGCTGCAAAAGTTTTCGATTTTATTTGCGAGACATTCGCCATATTTTTCTCCTTTTAAAAGAGCTCCCGAAGGAGCTCTAAATATTAAATTATACTCTTACCCAACCGGATGTAGTTCCACTAAAAACATACTCACCAGTACCAGTACCAAAACCTCTTGGAAGTAAAGTTCCTTTATTAAAGTTTATTCCACCAGTACCACCAGCGCCTGACACAATTCCTTCAATACCGCCAGCAC